GGGAGTGATGATATTATAGATTGTGGGAATGACGATAGCTTTGATGTTACAACAGGCGTAACATTCTTTTTTATAGCTTATGTCCCAAGTTCAGCCACAGATATTATAGGATTTGGATGTAAAAATACTATTGGCGGGACGAGTGGATTATGGGACGTATTAAGATATTCTAATGATTTAAGATTTAGATTAAATACAAATTCTAAAGAATGCCAAAGTAATACTGAGGTTCCAACAGATAGATGGTTCCAGCTGGCTTGTACTTATGACCAACAGAATATGAGGATTTATTATGATGGCGTTTTGGATAAAACAACTGCTTATACTACTGCTATTTCAACTAATGATGAAAATGTATATTGGGGTCTTCATAAGAATTATAAATTTCACGGTAAAATGGCAATGGTAGCAATGTGGAATCGGGGTTTAATTGCTGATGAAATTTACCAATTGTATGCGAATCCTTATTGTATATTTGCTCGGCCGAGTCGGGCGAGGTTGTTTTACGTTTCTGTGACCAATACTGCATTTTTGCAGTATTATTATCGCTTCTTGAGAGGTTAGAAACTATGGAAAGGAATGTAGCCGGCCAAACTTGGGTCGTGCATGCCTTTGACAGAACAGACGGTTCACCAAAGACCGGTGATGCAGCGAATATTACTGCAGAAATATTGCTGGAAGGTGGTACGAAAGAGGCAACGAACGATACAAACCCAACCGAAGTGGGTGGGGGATATTACGTTTTCAACTTGACCCAAGCAGAAACAAATCATTACCATTTGGCAATATTGCCGGAAAGTTCAACTGCGAACATTATTGTGTTGGGGGACCCCGGTGCAGTATATACAGAACGTGCATATAAGGAAATTATTACTGTTCAACCACTTATTCCCAACGAAATCGACTTGGCGAACACAAGCTCATGGCGGATAGGGTTGATGCTTTATGATGCTCGTCTGGGCGTGCCACCGTCTACGTCGGAAATTACCCCTGGTACAATTTCGATAGACCGGAAGGCTGCGGGGGGAACTTCATGGACGAATGTTGTAAATGATGCTGCATGTTCTGAAGCTATCGGGTTGATTTATTATGATGAGGTATTCGATAGCGCGACCGGATACGCAGAGGGGGACAGTATCAGAATTACTTTTAAATCACAATCGATTATAATGTCTGGTAGAGTACATGAAATCACCCAAAGTGCAGGCACAATATTCTATACTTCCATTCGGCAGACAATGCGTGGGACGGACAATGCAGCCTTGGCAGCTACGGCTCTGACAGATGCTACATGGACGGATGCACGTGCGGGATACTTAGATAATCTTTCTGCCGGAGCAGTGGCACAGTCTTCTGTTTGTACTGACGCAAGGTTGGCAGAATTAGATGCAGGGAATATGCCGACCGATATAGCTAATATCGAGACTGATACACAGGACATCCAAAGCAAGATTGGTACGCCTGCCAATATTGATACCGGCGGTGCAACGTTAGCTGATAATCTCAAGAAACTTGCTGATGACAATGCTGGTGCAGACTTTGATGCTACCAACCACTCACAGAAGGCTATTCGGGATAGAGGCGATGTGGCTTGGACAACGGGTTCAGGTACCGGTTTAACGGCTTTAGCCAGTGGCACAGCGCAAGGCGGAACAGCTTCGACGATTCAATTAGCCGCCGGCGAATCATTTGCGAATGATGAATTAAATGGCAATATTGTACTTATTCATACCGGTACCGGGGCGGGGCAAGCACGTTTAATCACGGATTACACTGGAGCGACGGATACCGCGGATGTAACCCCGAACTGGACAACAACTCCAGATGCCACAAGCCAATATGAAGTTATTCCCGGGTCGATGAATGTAGAGCAGATAGAGCGCGTCGATGCGACTGACCAAATCCGTGATGCTGTTGTCGATGATGCTACAAGGATAGATGCAAGCGCATTGAATACGTTGTCTGGACATGACCCTGGAGCCACGATAGCCAAAGCTGGTGATGCAATGACACTAGCAGATGACGCGATAACTTCAGCGAAGTATGACGAGACAACTGCCTATCCAATAAAATCGGAAGATGCTGGCAATACACAAATAGCACGCACCGGTGCTGACGGTGATACGTTGGAGACCATCTCTGATGAGATAGATGATATTGAGACGGCGGCTACTGCTATTCAAGCAAAGACGGATAATTTACCTGATGGTATTCAAAAGAATACGGCACTGAATAATTTCGAGTTTGTGATGTACGATTCTACTGATCATATTACCGGCAAGATTGGTTTAACAGTTACCGCTACCCGGTCAATTGACGGGGCTGCTTTTGGGGCTTGTGCTAATGCGGTTTCTGAGGTAGCTAATGGAGTGTACAAAATAAACTTAGCGGCGGCGGATTTAAATGGTGATGTGATTACATTGCGGTTTACCGCGGTCGGTGCCGATGATACCATGATAACTATTAAGACGGATTCCTAATGATAATAAGATGGACGCCAGCTAATCGAAGAGGACAAGTATATTATCAAGGCTTAGGCTATATGTCTCCGGTAGTTATTGCCGAAGTAAATTTGTACCACGCGATAGATATTGTTATTGAGGACTACTTTAAGACTGATGTAGTAATCGAGGATTACTACAAGGCAGATGTAAGTATAGATAAATAAATTGCCCTAATTCATATCCAATGGAATTAATTTTAATTATTGCTTTTGGTTGTACAATAGCGGTATTGGTTTGGTTGAACTCCCAGTATAGCCGGGCTATTGGACAACTAAAACAGCTACTAAAAGAACAGCAACAACAATTAGCTTCTAAGCCCAAGAAAGAGCCGCCGGAATGGGAAGCCCAACCCACTTCGGAAGAATTGCAGGCAGATTTTGACCAGAGGGTAGTTGATGGCATTTCAACCCGGAAACCTTGGTAATTCTAAATACAGTGATTACGACAAAGAGTTCTTTTTAGCGGCGTATGAACTCAACGGACGCAAGTTTGTTCAGACACGCAAAGCTTTGCTGCGTAAGCGGATAAAATGTCCTTATAATGCGACATATCAGTGGGTGCGCCAGAAGGATAAGTATCACAAATTACGTATGGAAGAAAGAGAAAAGGTTATTAAACTGGCGTGGTCGAATGCGGTTCGTACTTTAGAATTGTCTTTTGATGATGCCAAGTTAAAGGAATTAAGCCCCGAAAAGGCGGCTTCGGTGCTAGAAAAGTTGGTGGGGACGGTGTTATTGCTGCAAGGTGAACCAACCACCCATGTTAAGATAGATGGAAACATTGACATCAGCGCAATTGAGCGCAGAACTCAAGAACGACTTAAAACAATTGAGGCGGCTGCCGGTAGACTTGGCGGCGCAGGCGCAGATATGCTCCCTGTACCAGCAGAATCCGAGTCAACTTCTACCGTACTTTGCGACGGTGATGCAGAATTGCTATCACATCGTGAACAAGGACGGGGACAAGCAACTGTTGTGGATGAATAAGACCCAACAAAAGTTGTTTGAAGAGATTAAAGCCCAAGAGGAGCGTGGGTTGCCGGTGCGCATTATCATCCTCAAAGCCCGGCAAGAAGGTATCTCGACTTTCATTGCTGCCCGGTTGTATTTTCGGACTATCTGTATTCCGAATACCGCCAGCGCCATTATTGCCGACTTGGACGCCAACGCCCAACAGCTATTTGAAATATACCGGCGGTTTTACGAGTCCTCCCCCGAGGATTTAAAGCCGTGCAAGAAGTACGATAGGCGCGATCGGGGCACGGTGTTTGATGAATTGCAATCACGGATAGATATTTTAGTGGCTACCGAAGCGAAGAATGAGGTTAGTGGACGTACTGGTAGATCTCGAACTTATCAGAACGTGCATTGTAGTGAGTATGCTTTTTGGGCGAACGCGCGGGCGACGATGAACGCCCTGAACCAAACCATCCCCGAAAAAGAAGGTACCGAAGTATATATAGAAAGCACGGCAAATACTTGGGGGGATGATTTCTTTAGCGCATGGGAACGGGCCAAAGAGGGGAAGAGTGATTACCAAGCGGTGTTTTTCCCCTGGTGGTTTCATCTGGAGTATGCGACTCCGTGTGATGAACAGAAGCAACAGGAGATAGAAAGCACCCTGGGGACAGCCGAGGATGCGGAATTCGGCAATGAGCGGTATTTGCTGGAAGAGTTTAAATTATCTTTTGCTCAATTGCATTGGCGGCGCCGGACTATTGCCAACAAGTGTTCGGGGTCATTGCAAACCTTCAAGCGCGAATATCCCTCTTTTGCTGAGGAAGCCTTTCAAACGGCGGGGGAATATGCCCTTGACCAAAACGCCTTAGTGTATTTTAGCAAAGAAGTGCAAAACCCTTTATGGGTGGGGGATATTAACAAGGAACGGCATTTAGACCTGACTGAGACGCCGACGGGGTTTCTGAAGATATGGGAAGAACCAGAGCCATACACCGAATATATTATTGGCTCTGACCATGCCCAGGGGTTGGACTGGGGCGACTTCAATTATGCGGTGGTGATTCGGCGGTTACCATTACAAGTGGTAGCGACTCTAGCTGGGCATGATGGGCGGCGGATTCAACCGGATGAATTCGGGTTGTTGATGGCGTGGTTGGGGGAATATTATCATTGGGCGCGCATTTGCCCCGAAAGTAACAACGATGGCGGCAAAGCCATTACAGTGTTGCAAATGGTCGCCAAATATCCCAAACTTATCTATGAGGATGCCCATTTGCGGTTGAGCAAAACCAAAAGGGTAGGTTGGATGAACAATGCCGCCACGCGCAAGTTGCTTATTTCCGAGCTGCAAGAGGCGATTAAGCAACGGGCGATTACTATCCAAGATAGCATGATAATTAATTGCGCGAAGGGGTTTGTGTATGTCAATGGCAAGCCGCAAGCGGTGAAAAAAGGTGAGAAAAGAGTGGCGGGTGAATCCCTATGGCAATACATTGACTGCCCTTTGTTTGCTCTAGGTTCAGCGTTGTTGGCGCATAACCGCTTGCCGCCACCAAAACCACAGGAAGTTATCAAAAATGATTATAGGCATCCGCGTACTCTTAAAAGGATGCAACAAGCCAAAGCACAAAAAGGGATATTGGCTTATGTATAGAACTATGGACACATAATGAGAAACGACCGAGAAAAATTAGCAGACTTGGATAAAACCAACGACGAAGAATTAATTGTCAAACTGGTCAAGTCTTGCCGCAAAGAGGCTGATAGTAATCAAGGTGAATGGACGAAGCGTGCCAAAAGGAATATCGAATATTACGTGGGCAACCAGTGGTTGACCGAAGAAGGCGAAATAGATGATAGTTCCCCAGCGTGGCGGTTTCGGACGCAAGTGAATTTGATATTTAATACTATTCAGAGCATTACGGCCTCGGGGTTGGATGCCCGACCACGGGTGTATTATTCTGCTGATGACCAAAATCAAAGCCAATTAGCCGAGCATCTCACTGATATTATTGAGGCTTATCAGGAGATGCGGCTGGAAGAATGGTTGGTGTATCAGACTATCTTGTGGTTTACCTTGACCGGCATTGCTTGGCGGAAGTATCTGTGGGATGCTAATTTAAACCGGCCGACGTCCTTTGTTATTCCGGCGTGGGAAGTAGGCGTAGACCCGGATGGGTGTTTACCCGACTGCTCCGACCATCGCTATCTGATTCACACCAAAGAAGAGGATATTGATATAGTGGCACGCAGGTATGGCGTGGATGAGGATGATATAGCCGGGGAGAGTGCGGATGCGGATGATGAAGTGAGTTTTTGGCGGCGGTGGTTTAAGCGGCATGAGCTTTCCGAGACAGTGCCACGCAAAAAAGTTGCCGTACATGAGTTATGGTATTTTGGGCAGACGCCAGCCGACTTGATTGCGGATGAGAAACCGGCAAAGAGTGTAAAGTACCCACAAGGACGGGTTTTTGTTGTCTCTGGTAACAAATTGCTTTATCAGGCAGCTAACCCTTTTAATCATGCGCGTGCGCCGCTGCTCCCATTTCATGGTTGCACGGCGCCCAGTGGGTTTTTAGGCTTCGGTATCGTAGACCAGTTAGCTCCAATTCAATTTGCCCTCAATGTATTGATGAGCCAAGCCATCATGAGTAACATTCTGATGGCTAATCCACAATGGGTGGTCGAAGAGGGGGCGGTTAATGATGGGTGGATAACGAATGAGCCGGGGCTGGTGATTAAAACCGCCGAGGGCATGATAGACCGAGTGGAAAAACAACCGGGGGTGGGCCCTTCTAGCTCTACTTTTCGGTTAATTAGTGATTTAACCCAATTTGCCGAACGGGTATCCAGTGTGTCTGAGGTGATGTGGGGGCGGCAGCCCGGGGGCAGTGCATCAGGGATTGCCATTGCTGGATTGCAGCAAGCGGCCTCAACGACCATCCGGCAGTATATGCGGTGGTTTGAGATGTCCTACAAACTAGCGGCTATCATGGAGGCGGAGAACTTACAGCAATACGCCAATCCTATTAGTCAGGACATGCTCACCCACATGAATTTGGGCGAATGGTTCAACTGGGAGGAAGAGATTCGGCAATTAAGGTTTGATGTGCATGTGCAGAGTTTGTCCGAGCTGCCCCGTAATTTGGAGGGGCGGTTAAACTTTGGGATGCAGATGGTACAATTGGGCGTGTTTGATATAGAGGAATTTTTAGATTTTACCCGGATTCCTATTTCGGACAGGTTGCGCAGTCAAATAGCGCCGCCGGATATGGGGATGATGGGTAATCAATTAGGTACACCCCGGCAGCAACTAGCTGGCTTGCAAGGGTTGGCTGGTTTAGGACAGGGTGTACCGGTGGAAGGGAGGTTATAATGAGCGAAGAAGTAGAAACCATGTCGCTACGGTTACCGGCTGGTTTAAAAGCAAAGCTTAAAAAGGCGGCCGAAGGGCGCAAAGTGCCGATGTCGGCTTTAGTTGAATACGGGGCTTTCATTATGGCGCATTTGCCGGAGCGTACTTGGCAGCAATTATTGTATGTGCAACAGCGGGGTCGGCGAGGGCTAACGCCGGCGCAACAAATAGTTGATGTTATTGCTAGAACTCCCCCATATACGGGGGTGCAACCCAAATGGGGCAAATAAGGAGGTTATATGCTAAAAAGCTATAGCCGTTTTCACGGCAAAAGGAGTTATTCTTATGTTAGGAAAAGAACGCACTGACCAGGGCCCTGAGTCTGAGGTACCGGCGGAGGCGTCCGCGTCCGACACTGGCGAAAGTGGCGCCAGTGCAGCGGCGGAAGCTCCGTCCGAGGCTGAGGGTACAGTCGCAGAAGCAGAGGCTTCGCCAACCCCAACCGTCGGAGGGGCGGCGACGGAACCCGACGACCCGTTTGCCGAGCTTCTGAAAGATTTTGTACCGAAGAAAGACCATGATAATGCAACGCGGAAGATTACCCAACAAGGGCAAGAGTTAGCGGCCAGGGATCGTCAATTAGCTGATTTATCCCAGAAGTTTGATGCTTTACAACAAACGTTGACGCAGCAGCGTCAGCAGCAGGAAACTGACTGGGATACAGAAGGTGAGGGCAGCGACTACCAAACGCCTACCACGCCAGCTAATACGGTTACAGCCACTCGACTTGATACCATTGAAGGGGCGTTGTTAGAGTTGCATCAAGAGTTACAGGGGTTTAATCAGCGATTTGCCCGGCAGAACACCTTACAGGAAGCGACCAAGCAAACGGGCATCCGCGAGGATGTTCTTCAGGTGTATCAAGACCTAAAGGATCGAGGGCAGGATGTGGAGGCCGCGGCTTTGCTGTCTAAAGCGGCGGTATTGGAACATGAGCAGCGTCAGCAGCAGCGGAAAGCCGAGCAGGAGAAGCAAGCCCGGGAAGTGGAGAAGATTATGCCCGGGGGCGGGGCGCGGGGGGAAGCTACTGTGCCTACCATTGACCCTTTAAAGCCGGAAGAACTTCCAGATGATAAAGCGCAGCGCGACCAATTTCGTCTAGGTCGCCTGAAAGAATGGTTTACCAAAGGATAATTTGTTGCAAACGAAAACACGGGAGCGAGTGACAGCCGCTCCCCTCTCCCCTAAAACGGGAGGCTGTCAGTGTGCCGCTAACAGAAAGGGAGGATTGATTTACAGTGGCACTCTTAGACCAACTAACCTCAGCTACTCGAGACGCTTTCGTAGGATTCAACGAAGAGCTGATGACGATGGAATATGCCGCCGCGAATATCTTGTTAAACCAAGCACGGACTGACCAAGATACCGGGGCGAATATCATCTTCGATGTCCTCTATGAGCGTCTGGGCGGGGGTTGGTATGCTGATTATGATACCTTTGACCAAGCCGCGCAGTCACGCATTACGCAAGGCGAAGTCGAATGGGCGGAATTATACGTCCCGATGCAAATATCGGGTACTGAATTAAAGAAGAATGCCGGGATGACGGTATCGCAGGTAATGAGTTATAAGAAGTTAAATGAGATACCCGACCGGGGGAAGAACACGTTAGTAAACATCCTCAATTCTCAGATACGTCATGCGAAAGAAGATGCTAAACATCTGATAGCCAAAGGCATTTACGGTGATGGTTCAGGGAATGCGGGGAAACAAATGGACGGTTTTGGCAATATCATCGAAGCCAGCACTTCAGATTATGCCGGTATTGCTTATACAGAACTGACCGCTATCGATAAAAACAGTCATTTTAATGACCCAAATTATCCGTGGCAACCGAAAGTGGATAGCAATAGCGGGACAAACCGGGCGTTGGATTGGTCGGCAATAATGACCATGTACCAAGACTGTCGTATTGGCAGTAACAAGTCCGATTATGTGTTTGTGGACGGGCAGATGATAAATGCGGTTATCTCTGTTGCTTTAGGGGAAAACCAAAAGATACTTGAGGATGCCCGATTAGCCGAACTCGGATTTGAGCATGTCAAGATTGCTGGCGGGCCGACTTTCGTCGTGGACGATTACTGCGACGAGTACAATTTGTGGTGGATAAACACCAAACATATGTGGATTCAAATGCACCCAACCGCGTGGGATTTCAGCGGCTGGAAGGTGCCGACCAACCAAAGCGCTTTGATTGCCCAGTTGACCATCATGTTACAGTTAGTTTGTGATGACCGGGGCAAGATGGGCTTTATGGACGACTACGAACCTTAATAGGAGGTGGAGGACATTGAAGATATTAACCGGACAAGAGATACATGAACAGGCCTCCTCTCCGAAGGTACGTGCCGGAGAGTTGGCGCAGGATGAATTTGGGCGTATTTGGATATACCTACAAGCCAGTGAAACCTTAAGTTTTGGCAATATTCTCAAGGCGAATTTGGCGGTTGCAAATGCTGATGTGGACACCGCAGCGGCAGCGGATACACGTCGAGTTACTGGTACGGGGGATTTCCCTACGACTACTATAGTAGACGCAGCCGATGCTACTAAACATGGGCATCAATATCGTTTGTTTATTGATGCTGGCGCGGCTCAGAATCAAGGCGGGGTGATTAGCAAGCGGGTATCCAATAACGCCGTCGATGTCTACTGGGAAACCTCAGACGATGGCAAAATCGGGACAGCATTAACCACGTCTAGCGATTATTTGGTATATGTCTTTACGCGGGTAGCCAAAACCGCCGCGGCTACCGATAGAGTGGTAGCTATTGCCCAGATGGACATTACCGATGAGTATTGGTTTTGGGGTTTAGTGTTTGGGCATGGTTGGGTTTTATTGGACGGTGATGGTAATGCCCCGGCGGCTGCCGCTGGAGCTTTTGGCTTGATTCCCACGGCGGTTTCCGGGGTAGCTGGTGGGTTCACGGGTTCGCCGGCGTCAACCGAAGCGGGGATTGTCGAATTGGCTTGTTGCTTTGGTCATGCTATCATCGATACGGATACGACTGGGGATGTGTTAATTCCCGGTTTGTTCAATTGTATGCGGACAATGCCGATAGCCTTTCCTGACATACCGCCTAGCCTGACGTATAATTACCCCAAGAAGTAACTAACATTACGCCGTTAGCATAATGCTGGCGGCGTAACCCTTATTAGGAGGATAAAGATAATGGCGCATGGACGGACAACCTCTATGACGCATGAGAAGAACTGGAACAAGAAAGAAAAAGCTGCCCCCGATAATGTGCATGAACGGCATGTATTAATGGGGGCTAGGGTAAATGCTAATGAGCATTTAGAGTTCTATCGTAATTTTACCAATGCCGGGCCGCCTTTTGTCATGAATAGCATCAATACGGAAACTATAGCTGCTACTAAAACGCTGACAGTGAATGATGCTTCTATACAATTTATTGACCCGGGCGGGGCTAATAGGGATATTGTTTTGCCGGCGGAAGCATCTTCAGCGGGGTATTTCTTCTTTATTAGCAATAGGGAAGATGTTACTGGTGATTTAGTTGTAAAGAACGACGGGGGCGATACTATTGCAACGGTTACGCTAACCGAATCCGCCTTAGTTATTTGCGATGGGACAAATTGGGCCGGCGGAGTATTAAAGGCAACCTAATGACGCGGATAGAACTGCTCAAAGAATTGAATGGCATTGCGCATGATGTCATCTATGATGGCTTTGTGCCGTCCGATGAGGTTAGGGTGCGGCAGTTGTTGCAGGAATATATTACTGAACGAGGCAGTAGCAGCATCCTAAATGATAAAGTGGTCATGGGCATAGTACGAAGGATTCAGCGAGGTTGAATTATGAGGGATTTGTTGGTGGATATTAAAATAGGACTGCAAATGTTGGCGTATTCGGCAGAAAAAGTCTTACTTAGTAGCAAACGGGATAGGCGAACACCTACTGGGGCTTCTTTGGTAGCTCTTAGGGTTGACCAAAGTTATGCTATTGCGCATAGTTATTTAGGATGATAGTACGTCGCAATACCGACCATATTGGTGACGCATTAATGGCGTTAGCCATGATGCAACAAATACATGCTGATACTGGTGAGCAATTTGTTTGGGCTGGAACGCCAACGACTAACGCTTTAATGTATGGGCTGGATTATGTAACCACCACCCCGGCGGAACATTTGGTAAGGTGGGATGTGGACTTATCTGCTATTAAATATCCAGCATGGGCGGACTATGCCCAAGCATTTAATATTGAATGGCAGGGTGAGCCGGCGAAATTAAAACCGATACTACATGAGGAATTGCCAGATAATAACCGCTTGAAAGTCGGGCTTTGTTGTTGGTCGCGCGACAAGTTTCGTAGTTATCCGCATTGGAAGGCATTAAAAAAAAGATTAGCACAGTTGCATGATGTGTATTTGCTGGGCAAAGATAAGATTCCCATACAAGAATTGCTAAATATAGTTGCCCAACTGGACTATTTGGTTTCAGTAGATACCGGAATAGCACATATTGGCGGAGTTTTAGGGATACCATTAATTATTATTGCCGGCCCCACAGATTGCGAGTTATTGTACAAATATTATGACAATGTTCAATATGTTTCTACTGATGCTGATAAATGCGACCGTAAGCCTTGTGTTAATCAGCCGTGTAAGTATGTGAATTGTTTATATTTGATACGCCCCCGTGAAATAGCGGATGCTGTTTCGTGGGATAGGGTTATATTGCCCCAACCCGGTACTTCACCCCCGTTAATTTTAAAAAGTACCTATCAGGACGCTATCGCTTTTATGCGATTGGATGGTTTGGGCGGCACTGTAACGTTATCTAATCATGCTTATAAAACAAAACAAATATATGATTATCCTATAACATTGATAATTCGAGGATATGCAGAATTATTCGATGATAATCCAAATGTTGATAATATTATCACTGTTGGGGCAACTAATTGGGGTGATTGTCTTAAGGCTTTCCAAAATAGTTTTATGGCTATTGCTGATATACGCTTTGCTATACCTAAGTGGTATCAAACGTGCTCATTGTTTAAACAAGATTTGGGCGAATTAGAACAGATGTACAATAGTTTTGGGCTAGAGTATATGGGTTACCATGATTTGGTTCTGAATAGCACTTTGCATCATATACTAATGACTGACAAATTACTTGGACTGCCGCATGAAACAATAGAATCAAAGGTTTACTCATGGTCTGATGCAAAAGCAATTAAAGGTGATTACATTTGCATTAACAATGGTGTTGATATTATTCATCAGGGGCAACGCCAGACAAAATGTTGGGATTATTGGAACAAATTTGTTGGCTTGTGTGATGTGCCTGTTGTGCAGGTGGGAACTATAAATGACGTGCCAATTATTGGTACGCATGACATGCGAGGCAAAACAAATATCCACGAATTATGTGGTGTTCTAAAACATGCAAAAGCTATTATTTGCACTGAAGGCGGGATAATGCACCTAGCTTATGCTCTTAATCATCCTAAAACTATTGTTTTGCGTGGCCCAACCCGCGGGAAGATGTTTGAATACCCGGGGCAGATTATGGTTGATTCTTATGTGTGTGAAGCATGTACTTTCTGCAAACCCGACTGGTATCTAAGGTGCTATACTGATAGTGATGCTGTATGTATGAAAACTATTACTCCAGAGAGGGTATATGAAACTTTGGTTACGCATTAATGGGATGGAGTTTTGTTCATGGCTGATAGTGTGGAACTGTCTTGCTAAAGTATTTACTAGCTTAGGCATAAAAGTATGGAAGTTTCCATGGGAGACACCTCCTGGCAATATTGAAGAATGGGTTGAGATGTGGTGGTGTGACCCTCAGTATTGGCAATGGAGCGAATTGCCGGTAAAGCTAAAGATTGGTATAGCATTATCTGAACACCAATCGCTTTTCGCGGATAATCCACAGCGTGTTATCGATAATATTAATCAAGCTGATGTTCTATATTGCCCGTCTCGAAGTGCTATGCGAGCGTATTTAGAATCACCTATTGATATTCCTATTAAGTTAATGTCCTTTGGGGTAGATTCAGACGAATATAAATATTGCGAAAGAGATTATAATGCGAAACCTTTCAAGTTTTTGCATATTGGTGTTACGCAATTCAGAAAAGGAAGTTGGTTAGTGCCAGAAGCAATGTTGAAAGCATTTAACAAAAAGGATGATGTTACACTTTCTATTGTGGCGCACAGGACAAGTCCAATGTATGAACAATTACTTAAGGAATATCAGGATAATTCGCAGATATGTTTTGTGCAGAAAAAAGTTAAACATCCGATTGAGCATTATCAGCAATATCATGTATTGGTTTCCCCTCAACTATCTGAGGGCTTTGGTTTGTGCATCCCCGAAGCTATGGCGACTGGTATGCCATGTATAGTGTCAAGATGTTCAGCACCGCGTGAATATTTTGACAAAAAATATGGATGGTGGGTAGAAATGTCCGAACTGTATAGCCCGGTAAGCCAATGTTTTCCGGGAATCACTGGTTTATGGCGGCTGCCTGATGTCAATAGCTTGGCTGATGTGATGCGCTATGCTTATGAGCATAGAAATGAATGCAAAGAAAAAGGGAGACTAGCTAGTGAGTATGTATTATCTGATATGACATGGGAGAGAGGTGTTCAGCCCATCGTTGATTATGTAAGGAGTATAATATGAAACTATCAATGTTGCTGCCAGTATTAAATGAAGGGCAATTATTAGAAGCTAATTTGGAAACAACACTGCCGTATGTTGATGAAGCTATTATTGTTGATGGGGGACCTGAAGGCCCATCTACTGATGACACCGCGTCTATTGTGGAACAGTTTAGCAAGGTGCATCCGGGTAAGATTACTTATTTATCAGATACCTTTGATTTAGGCGATACTACTTGGGATGAATCGAAACAGCGGAATCTAGGTTTAAGCAAAGTCACCGGTGACTTTCTTATGCCCCACTGTGGTGACATGATATATGATGAAGAGGATATGGCCAGGTTAAGGGAGGCGGTTGATAAATATAGTGATAAAAAGATTTTCTTTTGTTTCTTTTTAGAGTTTTGGCTTAATATTAACCACCTCAGGTTATATCGTGCTCCTGAGAGTTTTAATGCGTGGTTTCCGGTACCACAGATTGGTGATATTCCAATACTCTCTATGGAATTGGAATTGTATTATGAGAATGGCCCCTGTTTGCATTTTAATCACTCACTTCTGACTAATTATGATTTTCTTTATATTCATAAAGTAACAAGATTTCATTATGGCTGGATTACGCCATTTGAAAAGCAGGTAGCTAAACACGTTCGTAATATAAAGCAGGGGGAATGGGCAGAGCATGGCGAGCAATTAAAAGCGAAAGGGGAAGCTGCAATTTACGCTTGGGCTGTAAATCATGTTTTGTCCTATGAAGGTTTGGATTGCAAATATGTATATACCGGGATGCAGCCTAAGCAACTTCAGGATAGAGAATTTAGTTATCTTGATGGTTATGAGGAAACTATTGTAAAATATGAGGATAAGTTTGGTAAGAACTTTTGGTTAGAAGGATGAAAATTGTATTTATTAATCCGCCTATACCGGAATTAGCTGATGATAGACTTGAGCCTCCGCTAGGCATATTATCTGTTGCGTCATATTTACAATGCTATGGTATTGATGTGGAAATAGTTGATCTAAGCGGCGGCGTAGATATAAATATTCCTGCCGCTGATTTTTATGGGTTCTATACTTGCACGTCAAGTTATCACCGTGCTATGGCAATTAGCAAGCAAGTTAATGGACTAACAATTGCCGGGGGTCCACATGCTTCAGCACTCCCAAAGGAAGTTGCAAAGAACTTTGATTTTGTAGTTGTTGGCGAGGGTGAAGTTGCTACGTTGAATATAGTTCGTGGTAAAACGACAGAGTGTATAGTCCAAGGGATGCCAGTTGAGAAGTTGGACAACCTGCCATTCATAGATTATTCGCTCATAGACATGGCGACATATCACCGCACAGTTGATGGGGAGAAATCATTCCCCATGTTATCGTCACGTGGATGCCCATATTCGTGTGCATTTTGCAACTCTATTATCATGGGACGTAATCACAAGACAAGGCTTAGGAGCCCTGAGCATGTTATTGCTGAGATGAAAATGCTAATAGATAAATATGGTGTATCACATTTCCGCTTCCATGATGACATATTTGGCATGGATAAAAAATGGTTAGTGCAATTTACTGACATGGTAAAGGATTTGGATATTGTTTATCGGGCTTTCGTTAGGGCTGACCAATGTGCTAAAGATGGATTTACTGATTTGTTATACGATGGAGGTTGCCGTCTGGTTGCAATCGGGATTGAATCCGGTTCGGATGAGATGTTGGGAAGAATGGACAAACGAGTAACTAGAGAGATATGTTTTAGTGGCATCCGAAAGGCCAAAGAATCGGGACTAACTGTTCGGTCATACTTTATCGTAGGATTCCCCGGTGAAACGTGGGAAACAATTAGTGATACTGTTGATTTTATTAAGATTGCACAGCCTGATGAATATATGGTGTACTCGTTTATTCCATATCCTGGTACACCTGTATATCACCATCCTGAGCGATATGGGATAAAGCAGTTATCGACAAACTTTAATGATTATTTCTTTATCTATGGTGATAGAGAATCAAAGTACATTTACGAAACTGATACACTGACGGCGGGTGTAATCAAAGAGATGCGAGAATATATCATAGCAGAAGCTGATAGATTGCAATTATCATGGGCTAGTAAAAAAGAAGGCCAACATGATGAAAATTAGTGCTTATCTATGGAGTGTAGCAGCAGAGAATATGTTTTTTCCATATAAAGCAAGTATAGAATCTATTTTGTCTTTAGTGGATGAAGTTGTCATTGCAATTGACCCCAATCTCGAAAACGCATCAATTTATACTCAGTTAAGTAATAAAGTAAGAATTATTAAGTGCAAATATGATGTCCTAAGTTGGGATATTCGCAACCAAATGTTGCAAGCAGCCAGAGCAGAATGTATTGGTGATTGGTGTTTGTATTGGCAACTTTGTGGTGTGCTTCATGAAAAGGATGCAGAGCTAATCGAGACCACTCTTGATAACACTTCCGCTACTTATGTTCCACTCGGACAAATATCGGTTTGGGGTATGAGGAGATATGGTGTCTCAAGAGTTGGCTTGCCATGGCTCACAAGAAATTTATCTAATTTCCAGCATCATACACCAAGTTATCATATAGGCAGTATGGATTCTATAGTGTACGATGGTAAATATATTATAGATGGTGATGATGCTATTCTTTGCGATATTACAGTGGATAGCTGGTTTGCGAACTCCCCGTCCTGCCTCGCAGATATTAGCTTATTAGCACCCGACACAAAAACTTTAGGTGAAAATCCTGAAAAATATTCATCTATTTATTATTACACTTTTTATAATTGGAACAGGAAGACCGCACAGGGAGAAATAGACCGCATTTATCACGATAGAGTATACGGGCGATGTTCTGATTTGGATGCTGAAAAGTATTATTTGGGACTTAAGCAACCGTTAGTGTTTACCAATGAGTTTGAAACACCAATGCCACAGGCGCAATGGTATTTTAATCTTAATCATCCGAAGTATATTCGTGATTGGCTTAATACATACGGAATAAGAGAACCAGAATGAGCAAAATAGCAATATCATTTACAGGTTGGTTTCAATTTGATAATTGGCAGGTGTCAGCGGGAGGTGCTGAAAGGGAATTAGTATATCTAGGCATGTTATTAGCAGATGACAACGATGTTACTTTTTATGGTAGAACAGAATCAGAATGGTATCATAATGGTCTTTGTGTGAAACCGTCAGAAGAAATTTGTGATAGCTTTGATATTTTTATCTCGAATAATACTTGCCCTAATTCCAGTGCAAAATATTGTTATTATACCTGGACAGATTTTGTTACCATCTCAGCTTTGCCGGACTTAATTATCACTGATACCAAAAGAGGCAAGGCGCTATATGAAATTCAAGGGCATAAATCTATTGTTCTTTATCCCCCTATCAAGCCAGCAGGTTTTGATAGTAATAGGGATATGCAGAAGGTGCTTTTTGTTGGACGGCACACACCGGATAAAGGTCTTGATATAGCTATTGAAGCGGCTAATTTAATGCCGGATAAAAAATTGCATGTTATTGGCAACTCATGTCTTGATAGCAGTAAGGTGCCCGGTATGAATGTTGTTAGTGAGGTCTATTATAAGCATTGCCGAGAGTTATCTGCTGAAAACATCATCTGGCGTGGCAATTTGGAATATGATGTTGTGTTAAGCGAGATGCGTTCTGCGAATATGATTATTATTCCATACCAAACTTCTAATGAGTACAATACTAATGTAGCTTTAGAAGCAATTGCCAATGGTTGCGTCCCAGTAATAGCCTATGGATTAACCGATTATTTGACACCTGATAACGCAGTGATATTGCCAGATGCACGGAACTTAAAACCGGAATTTGTGGCAATGATAATATCAAATATACATGATACTGAAAGATATAGAGAAGCTGGTTGGCGTACAGCAAAAGAGATATATGATTATTGCAATAATGAGTTAAAGGAAACTATATGCGGATAAATTTAACTGATTATAAATTTGATGTTGTCACTAAAATCTTTGAGGTTATTGGCAGTACTAATAATTTTGCTATTGAGCTTGGCGCAGCGGATGGGGATGGCAACTTCTACAATAGGTTCATTCATTTTAATTGGTTGTTACTAGGTGCAAGTTATAGTAAATTGCCAACATTTTTAACAAGAGAGAATATTAATGGTTTATTATATAAGTACAACACGCCTAAAGTTTATGATTTGTTGGTAATTGACATTGATTATAATACTTTTTGGATTTGGGAAGCTATCAGAGAACATATAGCACGGGTTGTTGTGATAGAATACAATGCAATGTTATCACCAGATGAAGATAAAATAGTAAAATACAAACCTAATGGTGCTTGGGATGGAAGTGATTATTTTGGGGCTAGTATCTTATCGTTATTTAAACTTGGCAGAGATAAAGAATATTCCCTAGTTTATATTGATAGAGATAATTTGTTTTTTATCCACGATAGTTGCGAACCCGGAAAATATTTCATAAATAGCAACGAACCACCGGCATCAATACTAAATTATCAGCATAGTGATAGGGATTTTGTATCTTATGAAAGATATAAAAAAGAAAGATTTGAGTAAGGTATTTCCAACTTTCCCACATGATATTGAAGTAGAAATAATGGGTTATTATAGAGCAACAGAGCGCAATGATGCTGAGTTGTTGGTAAGGCTTGGTCTTGCAATAGGTGCGGAAAATATATTGGAATTAGGCACATGGGAGGGAGATACTACGTTGTTATTATCGCATTATTTCGACAAGGTGTATACTGTGGATATTCAGCCAAAAGTTGAATTGCATATTGATAATGTGGTGCAGATTTGTGCTGATTCTCTTAAATATGATACTTATGCCGCTATTCCACCACCAATACATTTAGCATTTATTGATGGTGGTCACGAATATACCAACGTTGTAACTGATACATTCCACGCATTGCGACTAATCACTAATGGTGGTCTCATAGTTTTTCATGATGTCGCATCATGGCCTGATGTTAAACTAGCATTGGATGATTTATCTTATTGCTTTGACATCTACCACATAGTTGACGATAATCACATAGGCAACATGGCATTTGTACTAATATGATAACATTCATTATTGACGACTATATCATAGACCCTTTAGGTATTGCTTATTTATCGGCGATGCTAAAGCAAGCCGGGCATAAACCGAAATTGCTTCTGACTGAAGCGTTAAAAACGCAAGAGATAACTACGCCCATTGTAGCTTTTTCGGTAACCACTGGCAAGCATACGCATTATACTGAAGTCAGTCAAGAGCTAAAACGTCAATATCCGCATCTGACTGCTATCTTCGGGGGACCACATTGTACCTTTTTCCCTGACTTTGTCAAACATGCTGCTGTTGATTATTTATTTCGGGGTGAAGGATTTGAGGCTATCGTCCAATTTATCGATAATTGGGATACTGACAAACTGTATGACACTGCTAACTTAGTTTATGTGCATGCCCCTTGCACTGAAACGGTACGAGAGAATGAATTATCACCCCCTTTTGAAGTAGCTAAATTACCTTTTCCTGACCGAGAACTTATCTATCAATACAAGGAAAACCGGGAGAATCCCATCAAAAACATTATGGCATCTTTTGGCTGTCCGATGCGTTGTTCTTATTGCTACAATGAACAATATACTAAATTGGGTTATCCTTTAAGGGTTAGACCGGTGGATAGTGTGGTAGAAGAGGGAGCAAAATTAGCAAAGGACTATCCGGCAACGCAGTTAATCTTCTTTCAGGATGATATTTTCCCTATTTATCGCCCCGAATGGATAACCGAATTCGCCCGGCAGTGGCGCGCTAAAGTGAAGTTGCCCTTTCATATTCAATTTAGAATTGAGATGCTTACAGAAATGGTTTTAGCTACTTTAAAACATGCTGGGTTGCATAGTTGCACTTTTGCTTTAGAATCGGCTAATGCAGATACGAGAGTAGTTTTGTTAAACCGGCAGGTAACGGATACGCAAATAAAAGCGGGGGTTAAGCTCTTACAGCAGTATGGGATAAAATATCGGATAGAAAATATGTTGGGGTTGCCCCATGAAACGTTAGATGATGCTTTGGCAACTTTGGACTATAACATTGCTTGCCGCCCGGCTATTGCATGGGCTTCGTTGTACACTCCTTATTTTGGGACAAAATTAGGGAACTATTGTCGGGATAAGGATTTAATTGAAACAACCAAATGGGGTGCTGATTTTTTTACCCATGCGTCGTTGAAACTGCCGCGAAAGAAACAAATAGAGAGAATTCAAAAACTATTTGCTTTGATTTGTGCTATGCCAATGTTGCGTTGTCTTTTGCCTTGGTTAATTCGTTTACCACTGAATTATCAAAGAGTATACCAGTGGGCAAAACAATACCTTTACAAGCACAGGTTATATAAATGTTAAGCTACTGTAAAATTCAATTGCGGTTGGTGCTATTGCGCTTGGGTTTTACAACCTCAACAGCTTGGTATATAAACCGCACCCCTCGCGGGTATAACACTTGGTGCATCCAACGGAGTACAGAATCATGAAACATTTAACCCGTGGCTCAGCCGTGACTATTTGGTTCACCACGAAAACGAAGTCCACTTATGCCGGGGCGTGGTCTTACGCCGACCCGGACAACGGGTGCAAGATAACTATTGTTCGGGAAAGTGATAATTCCACCATTATTGACGATGTGGCGATGACTAAAAGTGCGACGGGGATATATTATTATTATTGGCAGACGACCACCAGTTATGGCATTGGGCGGTATGTTGTCCAGTGCACTGCTGACGGAACAACGTATGATGGTATCTTCAAAGAAACCTTAGCCTATGTGGAGGGTTGATAATGGCATACAAACGGGTTGAGATTAGAGAAAAATTACGGCGCAAACTCTCGGAAATCGAAGAAGGAACATGGAGTGATGATGAACTTAACGACTGTATCGGTGATGGGGAAAGAAGAACGTGTGAAGAATGCACCGTGCAGAATGAAATGGGCTTAATTGATGAGCAGCAGTCCCACCAAATTATTGCTGACCAGTACGAGTATCCCTTGCCCTCCGACTTTCTCGACTTTATCAGTGTAGAACAATTCTATAGTGGTGAATATTGTCCTTTGCGATACAAAAGTTACCGAGAGCTACGGCGGGGGCAACGCCCGGGAACAACCAGTGGGCGAATGCTCTGGTTTGCGTTGGGACGGCGGATGCGAGCAGTGTTGGGCAATGGCGCTTGTGATGCGGGCGGTTCATCGACGGCTTTAATAGATGCGGCCGTAGACTTTTCAACGTGGGGTATTCGGGAAAGTAAAGCCTATGCCCATAATGACACCGACGATAGTTACGCGTTAATCACCACAGTAGCCGCCAACCAATTGACTACGGCCGCTTTAACTGGTGGGGCAGACAACACGTGGAGCGAGGATGATAGCTATTACGTTGAAGAAATAGAAGCAACCTTGGATAGTATCATGGTAGACCCAACCCCCAGCACCTCTGATGATACTGGTACAGAGAACCTTTATATCCAGTATAGTAGGTATGCTCGGACGATGACCGCCGACCAAGACTACTCGGAAATCCCGGACTATGCGTTGGATACTCTTTTATATGCGTCAGCTATTTATGCCTTAGAGAAAAAAGAAGGGGTGGGGACGGCAGTAGTGGCAAATACCACTCAAATGTTTAAGTTTGAAGCGGCGGAAGTACGCCGGTTTATGCAACGAAGAGGACAAACCAATTACCGTAGGGTACGGGATGTATCTCTTTGGGGTACGGGGATAGGTATTCATGGACGGGTGCAGTCGGCAACTCGACAAGACCCCAGTCCATTGACCGCAGGATAATACAATGCCAAAACATCCAATCAGTAACTTTGCCGCTGGCATTATGGCGGCCAGTGGGTATACCAATTACAAAGACGTGGCGGCGGCGGAAATAATTAACTTTGATGTCGATGAGTACGGTCGGTTAGTAAAGCGACTGGGCTATAGTCATCTCAATAGTAGCGCTTTAGTGGCAATTCCAAAGTCGATGATACGAGCATACTATCGGGGCAGTGGTTTATCCAGCCGGGAACATCTCATCGTCGCCTGTGATAATGCGACGGGTTTGTGGTATTGGGATGGCGCGGCGTTTCAGGAGTTAAAGAACTCGTCTGATGACCCAGCCTCATCTATTGACCTTTCGGGTAGCCCCTCTGCCCGGTTTGGCATGGCGGTATATGGGCATCGCTTATTCATGGCGAATGGTTCGTCAAGGATGCAATATTGGGTCAAGTTGGCAGCGGCAGCGCCGGTATTGTATGACCATGGCATTGATGCCCCAGATGAGCCAACATTAGGAGTGGACGGTAGTGGTTCTAATAGCTTAGAAGCAGAGAAATTTTATGGTTATGCGGTGACGTTTTATAACCATAACGACGCCATTGAGTCGGCTAACTTTCCGGCGGCGGCGCGGGTGACGGCAGAAACAACAGTCGCCAACAAAACTATCAATTTATCCAGTATTGAAGTATGTAGTGACCAACAGGTGACCCGGCGGAAGATATATCGCACGGCGGCACAGGACACCGAAGCCGGGGCGGAAAACGCCCAGTTGTACTATCTCGACACTATCAATGATAATACTACAACCACCTATCAAGACGATGGGGATGTAACTTTGTCATCTACTATATTGCCTTCGGAGGACTGGGACGAACCGGGACAATACGCCTATGTATTGGGGGATGCTGGGCGCTTATGGGTAGCTGATAAAGATGATAGTTACACCGACTATTCGACCTTTGACGCTACCGGGGCACCGGTGTTGGATGGTTTTCCAAGTGGCAACTCTTTACAAATAGAGCCAGACGATGGGGATATTATCACCGCTTTAGCGCGGATTCCCGGCGGGTTGAACCAACGGGCGGTGTTTAAACGGAATGCAACCTATATTATTCATGGTGATACTGCTAGTACGATGCAAATACAACGGCACATGCCCGGTTGCGCCGCACCGTTTGCCGTAGCCGAAGTCAATCTTGAAGGGGGCAATGACCTATTGTTCTTCTTTGGCGCCGACAAACAGATTTGGGCTTTGGGGGCTGGGGCACCGCAGTTGGTATCATTACCCGTAAAACCTTTACTAGATGATATTCCAGCCAGTCGTTTTGACCAATTGCAGGCGGTAGGTTATGCCAACAAGTATCTGTTAGCCTATCCCACCGGGGACAACGAGAATGACCGGCTACTGGTATATGATGCCAGTCAGAAGTATTGGACGACCTATGACCTGCCGGTTAATTGGTTGAGTTGGTGGAACGGCGAGGAAAGTACGGACGCCGATAAAAACCGGCTGGTATTTGCCAATAGTGGGACATCTTACGTCGAATACCTCTTTACGGATAGTGTTGGAGATGAGATATACGAGGACAATAGCACGCCGATAACGGCTAGTTGGTTATCGAATACGCTCTATCTGCCGTATGAAAGTATTATCACGGGAGTGTATATTTATGACGTAACTGAAAGCACTTATACGGTACGGGTGGACAAGGTGGATGAGCGAGGGGTGCGCACTGGCAGAGAGCATCCCGGCTTTGCCCCGTCTCGGCGGAACAACTATCGACAGGGTTGCTTTGAAAGGGGGCGGGGGTTTCAGATATACTTTGAGACCGAATCTACCCCCAGTATTGTAGAACGGATAGAAATAGAATGGCGTAGGGTATAGGCTTTTGTTTGCAGTTCAATATAAGAATTTATCATGTTAATCTAACTTACTTTGGAATAGCACTGCAAACGAAAGGGAGGGAAATATAATGATAAGTATGGGCTTTGATCATGGGTCTAATCGGGATGTGGATACTACGGCCGAACAATTGTCAACAACTGTTTTAGTCACCCGAAATTTGCGCAATGGCATTACCATCAAGGCGGATGCCAGCAATGCTGGTATCGTGTATGTCGGCAACTCGGATGTGACGGCAGGAAATGCGGCGGCAACGGATGGTTTTCCTTTGTCAGCCGGCAATGAGGTAACCATCCATGTGGCGCGCTTGGCGGATATTTATGTTATCGCTAGCCAAGCAAACCAAGTAGTGTATTGGAAGGCTGATTAATATGGCAGATAGAAAAAGTATTGGGGCTACTAATGAATTAGGCTGGGCTAACAAGGACAAATATCAAAGTATGCGCAATATCCGCTGGCGCAACGAACTAATGCACGCTGATATTGACGCTAATGGTAACCTGCGGTTTAAATCGCCGGTGGTATTTGCGAATAGCATTTCAGGGGTATTCTACAATGTGCAGAATTACGGGGCAGCGGCGGATGGCACAGATGATAGTTCAGCTATTCAAGATACAATAGATGCGGTTGAAACTGCCGGTGGTGGGGTGGTCTACTTTCCAGCCGGGACTTATGGGGTCAGCGGGCAGTTAAACATTGCTGATAATGTGATGCTCTGGGGGGATGGGTGGGGGTCAATTCTATCCCAATTAGAGGGCGGCGGCAGCTCAACCCGAACCATCAATATTAACGGGGATGACAATGTCGTAGTGCGCAACTTGTGCATTAACCATGACGGCGTTGTCCATGCGGCGGGTGAATGGAATCACGCTATCCGCATTACGGATAGCACTAATATCATTATTAATAACGTCAAGGTTATAGGGCCGGCGAAGGATGACGGTGCCAGTCGTGGGGATGGTATCTATGTTTCTGGCACGTCCAGCAACATCGCCATTGACAATTGTTTGTTGCAAGGCAATAGCCGCAATGGTATAGCGGTAGTAGAAGGCACGAATATTGTCATTCGGGGCTGCCGGATTACGGGGGAAAACAACGAAGCCGGCATTGATTTAGAACCAAATGCCGGGGAAACGGTACAATACGTTTTGATAGATGATTGCTATGTAGACCATGCTATCGGCTTGGTTGCCGCCGGGACAACCAAACTGGTTTCAGATATTCAGATAACCAATTCTAAATGTCTCTTGCTGCGGGTTTGGGGCAATGTGCATCATGTCGAAATGGACGGCTGCGAACTGGCCGGGTCTTACTCTTATAGTGGTTGGCTTTCAGCAGAACATCGGTCAGTGGATGCAGCTTACCGGTCTACCGATATTGTGGTAAAGAATACCAAGTTTGCCCGGGGCTACCTGCAAGGGGTTGACCTTACCGTAGAGAACTGTATCATTGATGCGACCGGGCAAGACTATGGCTTGGACGATAATAGCATGTCGGGGCGGTTAACTGTGCGGGGATGCGAGGTCAAGAACGCCACGTTATACGGGATATTTGGGCGCAGTGCCAGCATGTACAGCATCAGCAATTGTAACATTCATACTAATGGGGATGGAATACGCTTGCAAAAGGGTACCACTGTCATGGATATCAACGATTGTGATATTCATGACAATACAACTTACGGGGTGCATCTGGATAGTGGGGCAAATGCCCGGATAAACTTAGCAAATTGCCGTATCTACAGCAATACAAGCGATGGGGTGCATGTAGTAGAAGCAAACAAACTCAAGCTAGTGGGCTGCCATATTTATAACAATGGCGTTGAAGGAATCCAGCTACAACCCGATGACCCACCGTATCAACATCTTAGAGAAGTTGATTTTGCTACACATGACAATTGGGATGTCACCAACGACTTTGATAACTGGGACAGCAATGAGTATGCCAGTTATGTGTGGTCTAGTAACCAAACATCTACATTGGTGCAAACGGCTGCCAACCGTCGTGGGACACTACTCAATTTAGTCCCAACATGGTTTACCTATACCGTAGGAGTAACCACTGCCCCCGATGGCGATTTTGCTTTGACATTGGAGAACGTGGGGGAATCATCGGTAACCTTAGACCATACTGCGGGAACACATACTGTAAGGTTTATCTCAGCGGCGGATGCGGATACGAGTGACTGCACCATTCAAGCAGTGGTTTCGACGGGGACAGAGGGGACAATTACCATCGATGATGTGTATTTATATCAGTCCAAGATACAACATACGGATATTATCGGTTGTACTATTGAAGATACCCGGCAGGGCGCCAGTCGCACGCAAGACCATGGTGTGCGGATGCGGTCGTATGAAACGGGGGCGGTCAACGTTGCTGACACAACCATTCGGAATCATACCCAATATGGCATTTTGGATAACACCTCTTGGCGGCTGCGGGTAAGTAATTGCCAGATAGAACGGAATACTCTCTTCGGTATATCCATTGCGAATACGTATTTAGAAGAAGCTCTCATCAGCAATAACATCATCCGTAAGAATAGTAACCGGGGGTTGCGGGTGGACAATAATACGGCAACCGTAATTATTCAGGGCAATGAAATTATCGAGAACGGGTCGGACGGGGTGCGCATAGACCATGCCGACGAGCTGATAATTAACAGCAATGTCTTTCGGGATAATGCTGGCATAGGGTGTAGTATTCATCCCGGCAGTAATGATGATGTCAAATATCTCGCCCTCACCGGCAACCAAGCGATAGATACTGGGGTAGCTACACAGACATACGGGATATGGTTGCGTGGTGCTGATATAACGAATAGCATAGTAAGTGACAATTACGCCGTGGGGAATACTACACAGCAGATATATATTACTGCTACTGGTGTGGTATATGACACGGTGAACAATGTTGGCTTAGTAACCATACGTGACTTCACTGCGGCAGATACAACACCATCGGTTCGACGAGGCAATTTATTTCGTACTCAAAACACTGGTGGCACTACAATTACTGACTTTGATGATGGCACTGAAGGTAAGACCATTAGAGTTATTATTGGTGATGCATTTACTACTATCGACTTTACAGGTTCAAGTCTGAAAGGCAATGCCGGTGTGGACTGGTCACCGGGCAATGGTGACTGGATGGAATGTACTTTATATAACAATAACTGGTATTGCTCAGTACATGACTGCACCGCATAGTAAGAGGATATGTTAGCCTATAGAGAAGAAACCATTAAATTCTGGTGTACCATCCGTGACGGTGATGGGCTTGAGCCAACCACCGTCGCGGATGTCAACTTTTCCATTCGGCAAGATGACCGGGAGATAACCAAGCCGGCGGCGATGACCCAAGATAGTGGCACCCGGTATTATGCCGAATGGGACGTACCCATATTACAAGCCTTTGGGCAGTATTATGTTTTGGTGACGGCGACAGTGGATAGCGCTGCTTGGGAGCAGGTTATAGCCATCATTGAAATACGGGAGAATATCGAAGCCTTTATTATTGACCTGTACAATAGAAGTTTATCAAGAAGGGGGTTCAATAATGCCCTATAAACAGAATAACATCCAACGGATATTACGCAAAGAGGAGAGCGTCGGGGACGTAGAGCTACGTCCCCGACGCCCCATTGAAGAGCAGAAATGGCCTCGGTTTTACGACCCGTTTTATGCTCAGATATTACGCAAAGTACCTATTGTTGGGCGGGCAATAGCGGGGCCGTCCGCCGTCGAACGGAAAAGGAATTACTATCAGTATCTCTTAGAAAAGCAAGCCCGTGGGTTAGCCGCGCAAGCCGCTGGACAGCTAACCCCAGCAGACATTACTCAAGAACAAAACATTATGGGGCAGGCGGGGCGGCTGGGGCAACAGATAGGCAGTCAGACATTGGGGCCGAGTTACGGACGGCGGGGGTTGGCTTTTTCACCTGCTGCTGGGGCGGCCGGAGGGCAATTGCAAGCAACCGTAGGACGGGGAGCATTAGAGACCATTCAAGCCCAACGGCAAGCCCGACAGCAAGGGGCGCAGTCCCAACTAACCCAAATACAAGTGGCTTTAGCCAACCAAGCCCAAGCCCAGTTTAGTCAAGAACAGCAGGAACAAAGTGAGTTTAACCAGACATTGGGGCGGATATTTGCCTTAATAGCTTTAGACCCAAGTTTAGCCGCTTTTTTTGGTTAGCAGGTGAAATTATGCCATACACCCAAAAAGAAAAGAAGTTAATGGCGTCCCTGCGGCGGCAATATGGGGCGAAGAAAGCCCAGCAAGTGTATCATGCTATGCTTAATTCTAAAGAACATGATAATATCTTTGGCGCCAAAAGCAAACAAGAAAGAAGTAAACAGGGGTTAACCACTATGTCAAAGCGCAAGAAGGGCAAACACAAGAGAACTAAACGGAAGAAACGGGGGCGATGATATGCCAAGTTCAGCGTTAGATGTTGCCAAAACAATAGAATTTGCCTTAATCCTGAAACGGCAGGGGAAAATAGGCGAAGCTAACCGCCAACTCAAGTTGATGGAATACAATTTAGAACGAGACAAACTCGAACGTCTCAAGGCGGCGGATGAAGCTCAACATAACTATCATATGGCCCGGTTGGAATACCTTAACGAACAGTTGAAAGCCGGGAGACAACCTCCCCCCATGCACCCCGCCGAAGAGGCTTATAAGCGCGCCCAAACTGGCAAGCTATTAGCTGACCAAGCGATGCAACGTCGGTTAGCAGGGGCACAAGAGCGACTGACTGGCATAGGGGCGCAACATGAAACGCCAGAAACAAAACATTATCTGGCCGGTATGCTTGGGGTTGACCCTTATGCGCCAGCTGCACCCACAACCCCAAAATATCAAGTGGTTGGTCGAGGCGGCCTGGTTTTTGACCCAACTACTGGCAGGTATATACCACCACCAACTGCTGCTATGCCTACTGAGCAACCGCAAATCATGCAAGATGCTCAGGCTTTATACGATGCTATCCAGTCACCGGAGACGCCAGACATGTTAAAGAAATTATATCAAATCCACTTTGATAGTCTAACGCAACAACCAATATTGCCTACTCGTACACTATCGTTTGATGACCGGATGAAAGAAACCTATATGACATCGCAAAACCCGATTGAGAAGTCTTTGGCTTTAGCTTTGTTAGGTTTAGAAGAGGTTGGCCCGGGTGACTTTCGCAAAGTAGCCCCAGAACCAGAAATGGCACAGCGGATTCGATTTATTGAACGGAAAACCGGTACTCCACTCAACCGGGCAGAAATATTGCAATTAGCTGGTATTAGACCAGAGAAGATTACCGCTAAACAGATGGAATCCCTCGATGGTTTAGTCGAATTATCGGTTGGATTGCCCAACCTAACGGGCATTCAACGCAAGGTTAGAGGTGACGAACTCGAACCTATTGGTCAATGGTTGGCTCGTATAGGGAAGGAAATTGGCAAAGAGAAAAACAAAGATATGCGGCAAGATGTGATAAGTTATATTAAATCGGTCGGGGAAAGTGTTACTCTGGGCGAACGCAATGCTTTTTACGCCACTACAGCGGCTTCTATGGGGTTGGATGCCAAAGTTTTTACCCAAGCCAAGTCAATTACCCTTAGCCCAGAAGAAACCGTCCGCCAACAAAACCAGCAAGCCGAACAACGACCTATCCAAGTATCCAGTTGGCAGGATGTCATTAATTTGCGGCAACCGATAACCAGTGAGCAATATCGGCAGATGGTACAGCAGTTCGGGCGCCCGGAAACCTTATCTCCAGAGTTGCAAGAGGCTTTAAAAAAGCTCATTACTTTCTAAGGAATTTATATTATGCTGAGCCCAGAAAGAACAATTATCCAAGCTGGCGAAGAACCGCAAGAACCACCAGAATACACCATTGACCCCTTTTTGCGGAGCAAATTAGAAGATGATGGCTGGTTGCAACCCGGTGCTGAATTATCCACCTTAGACCCGTTTATCCTGAGCAAACTGCAAGATGACGGTTGGCTACAACCCGTTACCCCTACTACAGGCGAGTCATTGGCAAGAGAATTACGGGGCATTGGCGGGGTATTAGGCAAAGTCGGTAAAACTATTGCACCGGGCGCACCAGAAGAACGTCTCGCCGCCCAAATGCAACTTGGCATTGGCGCTGGCCAAGTTGCCAAACAAGTGGGTAAAGGGCTGGTGGCAGTGGCAGGGCAAGTAGGATTAGCGACTATGCCGGGGGAAGCTTTGATAATGTCCCCCGAAATGCAAAAAGCAGCGGCTGAAGCTGCGCAAACATTGGGGCAAACTTTTATCACTGACCCTTTAGCGAAATACCATCCGCGCGGTAAGTTTAAGCGTATGCGCCAAGAATTTAGAGCCGGCCCCATTCGCACTTCAACGGATGTGTTCTTTGACTTGCTTACCTTAGCGACGTTAGTTGGGGCGGGAATGGTAGCTGCTGGCAAGGTTGGTTTAGGCGGTGTTAAAGTAGCCCAAGTAGGCGGCAAAACCGTTCTCGCAGGTGAAAAGATTACCCGTACTGCCAAGATAGCCGCTGGTTTGGAACGGGCGGGCAAAGCTTTGATAACCGGGAGTAATATCGTTGATCCTTCTTTTTATGTTTATCAGGGATTCATCAAGGGTACGGGCAAGGGTTATGCTTTGGTGCAAAACCTACTGGATGAAAAGTTGATGAAGGCCGCCAGCAAAAATATCGACTTGGAGGGATTAGCGAAACTCGGTACTTTAAACCATCGGATTAAAAATATGGCTACTGGTTTAGGGGCGGATGACGCCGCTAAGTTTGCTGATGACTTCGTTGATTTACTAGCTACTGGGGGGAAAAGCGGTGAACCTCTGACCACAGCACAAATACTTGATGACGCTATCAAAAACAAGAAGCCCTTGACTGTTTCTTATGCGACTAAGGGGAAAGAAGTTAAAAAGAGAACGTGGAGTAATATCAGTTGGTCAAAGGATAAAAAGAAGATTTATGCGATGGATAGCTTGCGAGGTAAAAGAACCTCATTTTCACCCCGGAACGTTCGGGGGGTTGAAGGGGTGCAATTAGTACGAGACATTCCCGAACCCGTTATAGAACTGTACAAACAATTCAAAAACCTAACTGAAGATCAACAACGCACCTTAATTGCTATCCATGCCGCCGCCCAAAAGGTAGCTTCTGAGGGTGATGATAAACTGATGCAAACCCTCTGGAAGAACATCGGCAAAAAGGTGGATATGTCACCGGCGGAGGCGATGAGTTTCTACTTGGGATTAAATGATGACTTAGCCGAGGAAGCTACCCAAGCCATCTTAAAAAGCCCGGCGGCTGATGGTAAAAAGATAGCCGATATAGCCCAGCAACTGCAACAGGACATCTTGGATTTAGGGTTGCCGGAAGAAATTGCCACTCAAGCGGGGGATAACTTTACCAAAATTGCCGAAACCATCCCCCGGCGTGGAGTGCAAGGAACATTAGCGGATGGATTAAAGAAATTAGGTTATACAGAAGCTGCTATCAAGAAGATACACCCGGTAGCCGCCCAAGCTGCCGTTGACCAGCAAATCTCAGCCAGTGATGCGAAGGTAAATGCCGAGGGGGTTTTAGAAGTTGCTCAGGTAAGCAAGCCCAAACCAAAGCCAGAACCCGAAAAACCCTTCCGAGAAATTGAGATAGTCGCCCCCGAAGCGCCGCCAGAAGTGCCGGACGAAGTCGGAACGGAAACCCTAGCCGAAACCATGCAACGTATTAAAGAACCAGCCCCTGAACCCACTCCTAAAGTGCCGGCGGCGGAAACTTTTGCTCCTACTGAAGCCGAAGTGCCGGTTGAACCTGAAGCCCCGGCAGAAGTACCATTAGAACCCGAAACCCCAGCCGAATTAGAAACACCACATGCCAGAGAAGCCGCTATCCCCAGTGAAGAGGTAGAGCTCCTCCTCATTGACAACCTCAACAAGGCCATTGGGGCTGGCGATACAGCACAACTAGGCAGGCTTGCCAGCGACAACCCCAACGTTAGGCTTATTCAACCAGAGACCGGCGGCATCCCCGATGCCCGGTTACATGACATTGATGCCCGGTTACATGACATTCAAGGCGAAGGGCAAATTAGTCGAGTAATAACTCCCGGCTACATGATAGACGACAAAGTGGTGCGGAAAGCGGTGGTTGAAGCTGGTGGAGCAGCACCAGAGGCACCGGCTGTTACTGAAGAAGCGGCACCGCCGGTAGAAACTACCCCGGAACCCATCCCTAAAACAGTAACCAAAGCGGAAGGTATTATCACCAATATCACCCCAGAGGAACAGTTACCCCCGACCGGGGTAACTAGATTGCCAGTTTCTGATTTAACTTTGGCGCCAGAAAAGTTTCAATATAAAATTGGTTATGGCAAAGCCGGTATAACCGGCTCTTTGACCGAAGCAAAGCAATTTCGGGAGGAATTAGCCGGGGTAGTGAATGTTTGGCAGAATCCTAGTGATAATAAAATTTATGTTGTAAATGGACATAACCGGGTAGAATTGGCTCAACGCTCTGGAGTTAATTCTGTTAATGTAAAATTTCTGGATGCGGAAACCGCCGAGGAAGCGCGCACATGGGGAGCTTTAATTAATATCGCAGAAGGCCGAGGCAAGCCCCTAGATGCAGCCAAATTATTTCGTGATAGTGGCATTACTAAAGCAGATTTAGCCGAGTTTGGCATAGCTTTGTCAGAAAAAAACGCCAGAGAGGGTTTAGCTTTGGCAGCCTTAAATCCAGCTTTATTTAATGCAACTATGCGAGGGGATTTCCCTATGTCCCATGCTATTGCTATTGGGGCAGAGTTACCCGACCACAATTTACAAAATGAAGTGGTTAGACTAATTGATAAACATACCGCCAAACATAAGAAAATTAACTCAGATACTATTCGCGAATTGGCTAACATGGCAAAAGGAATGCCAACTGCCGAAGAAACAGAATTAACTTTATTTGGCGAAGAAATATTACAACAGGCTTATGTGGTAGAAAAAGCCGACCTGCAAACATACATCAAACAAAGACTAAGCAAAGAAAAACGTTTGTTTGGTATGGTAGCTAAATCGGCAAATGCTCAAGAACTCGCTAAAGCTGGCAATGTTATCGAACTTCAAGCAAGCAAGGACATTTCTACTGAGGCGGCTCAATTGCTTTCTATCTTTGATAGTTTAAAACATACCGCCGGGGAAATTAGTGACATTCTCAATGATGCAGCCATGCGTATAGGCAAAGGAGGCAACGCTAATGCTATCAAACAAGAAACTTACGAAACTATCCGGGCGAAACTACCCGAAGTTATCATCGGAGGCGAAACGCCGGTTGCTAGTGCAACTGCGCCAAGCCCTGCTACACCAACTGAAATAGTACAAGAAACCCTAGACTCTGATGCTACCACGAAAGCCGCCGGGGCAGTGTCCAACTTCCTCAAAGATGAAAAGGGCTTTGCCATAGCCCCAGCGGAGGCGATTGCCCGGACAAGAGAACAAGTCCGGAAGGCTATCGACTACCTCAACGAAAAGGGGGTGACGGAATCTGGGGCACAAATTACTGGACATGCTTTGTTTACCCCTGAGGTGGTATTGAATACTATGGGGCCGGCAAGCCGCAAGTACACCACCGCTTTGCGCTTTGTTGAAAACGCCGCTGATGCCCAAGCGGCGCCGGCTATTTATGGGCGGGTGATACCCATTCATAAGGAACTATCCGAACTGGAATGGGCTAGTCTGTGGGATGCTTTAGAAGGCAAAGCTGAACCTATTAATGAGAAAGTCGAACAAGCTTTGTCGCAGATGCAACAAGAGTTTGCCAAAGTTGCCCAAGCTGCGGCGGATAATGATGTGCAAATTTTCCACTACAAAGCCGATGGCAGCCGGGTAGGGACACCGTTCCGCCCCCGGGAAAACTATGCCCCTCATATGTATCCGTCTGAACTGTACGCCGATAAAAACTTCATGGCACAGGCCGCTGAACAACTAGCAGAGCAGATGCAAATTAGCACTCCCGAAGCCGAGAAGATATTGCAAGAAAGTCGTATGGGTAAGCATGAATGGCGCATGGGTAATTTGGAAATGGCACGACAGTTTGACATGCCGGGTTATCGCCGGGACGTGGGAGCATTCATCAAATACTTTACTGAAGCTTGGAAGCGCATCGAATTAGCGAAAGCCTTCGGGGGAGACTATAGCAAACTGGACGACTTGTTTGCCGAGATAGAAGCTGAAGGACACGACCCCCTCTTAGCGAAGTCAGTCTTTCAAGTATTTGTTGGACAAGTGCCGATGACCGAATGGCAAAAACGCTATCTGATGCCCCTGGTGCGGGATGTTAAGCGGTTCAACGTCACCACCAAAATGGGCTTGGCAACAGTAGCCAATATCTTTCAAGGTCCCGTCAATGTCCCGATGATAACTTCACACCGGTCTTGGATAAAAGCCCAAAAGCGCATTCTGACCGATAAAGAATTCCGCCAGCGCATGGAGATGACCGGGGCTGTATTGCAAAGCGCCCGGCATTACATGGGTACCGGCGCGGCGGATACGTGGTTATTTCGCATCGGGGCGCCGGCTTTTTCTGCCGTTGAGCAAATGAACCGCTTAGTCGGCGGCACTGCGGGTATCATGTGGGTCAAAGAAAACGAGGCTATCCTGCGCCGGGCTTTGCAACAGGGCAAGACCAAACAGGCAGCGGCAGCAAAACGGGTGCTACAACGTTATGACCTTGATGTCGAAGATGTCCTAGCCAACCCTCTAGGTGAACCGGGACACCCAGACGACGGGGGGGATGCACGGCTTAACCAAGCTGCGGTAAAAGCCGCTAACGTGTCCCAACATCGCTATGGGGCATTGGACTTACCGCCGGCTTGGTTTGGCGCCTTTGGGCGGATATGGGGACAGTTCCGCTCCTATACCATGCAACAAAGCGTCTTTGTCGGCCGGGAGTTTAGAAACGCCGCTAAAGAATTCAGCAAGGGCAACCGTAAACCGATGTTGCGTTGGTTAATTGCTTTAGGTTTTAGCAGCATGGTTGCCGGGGAAATTATCAACGATATTCAGGCAATGTTCTCCAACCGCGAACGGCGCTACAAACTCAAAGACCCCCGGCGCTGGATGCTAGAGAACCTATTAGCTATCCAAGCCTTTGGACCCATTAGCTTTTTGGTGGATGCCATGCGCTATAATGACTACGTTGGACTGGTCGGTGGGGCGACGGCATCAACGGGGGCAAAAGTTCTCAAGGCAGCCAAAACCCCAGTAAAACTCCCCCGAACTCTCATCAAAGAAGGAACGCCACGCTATATTAGCAAACCATTGACAGGATATGTCTGGCCGCCGGAATCCAGAAAGAAAACCCCGAAGTCCGATATTGACCGACTACTAG